CCTTGACGTTGTCAGGACTTGGAAGGAGATTCGTCAGCTTACGCTGATGTTCTCCAAGATCCAACTCCCGTGCAGCGATGCACGAGAGAAGGCGGCGTACCGGGAGTATGTTGAGTGTGAGAAGGACGTCGGTTTTCGCTATATAGTGGACTCCGGTCAATTGGCCGATTTCCGTCGTATAGCGAATTCGCTGTTCGGAGCGATGTGGAAGCAACTTGATCGAGAGATCGAGCTGAATCCGCCCGTTCCTAAGCACGGTCCAGGCGCTACTGCCGATAAGTTGCGTGGAAACGCAAAGTATCGTCAGATATCCTGGCCCCGTCGGTTGGAGACAAGTTTCCTGATGGAAACGAATCTCCTTCCAAGTCCTGACAACGTCAAGGACTTGGCCGATATTGACGTCCTCGAACCTGGCTCGGAAAGTCCCGTTAGGGTAATTTCCGTGCCTAAGACGCTCAAGACCCCCAGAATCATTGGGGTGGAGCCTACTGCTATGCAATACGCACAGCAGGCGCTCTTGCCCGTGATACTGGAGGGAATCCGGGATTTTCATCTCGGTTCCTTTCTCGCCACGACTCAAACTCGTGGTGAAAAGGTAGGAACTCTCCATGGTTCCGGCCGCCTCACCCTCCTCCGAGATGTCGCGACGCCTGAGAGGGCGCACGTGGCTCGGTGTGGTGATGGACCATCCAAGCAAGCTCAGCCGCAGGTGCGACACCCATGCACCGCCCGTCGTCGCCCACTGTCGATGCCGAAAGGCAAGACAAGGCATGGCGGTACTCGGTAACCTTGAGAAGGTCGATGAAGTAGCCGGTTCTATCCGAAAAGCTGCTGAGGGCAACTTTGGCAGCGACGAATCCGAGCGGTGAAAATCGTTCGGAAGGGAAGGGCGGATCGAGCGAAATCGGGGTTTGCGTCCCGAGCCTTCGAGCAGACAAGCGAACGAGCACGGCAAGAGTAGCGCGCAGGTATGAGGCAACGCCAGAACGAATGCTTGCGCGCAGGCAAACAGGACCGCGGGTCGCGGACGGCTACAGACCCAGGCAGGGCTAATCCCCTTGTCCAGTCTAAAACCGCCAGACACGAGCCTGCTAACGCCAGACCCCCGAGCTATGTGAAAGCATGGCGAGGGCTGCACGGGGCCGACCCGTGTGGCGTAATGGGTTTGGACAGCCAGTGAGTAGGGGTGGCCCCCTGAAAACAGTAGGACGGCCGCATCTGGCCGCAGCCCTAAAGGTTGCGGTTGGACGGATGGGACGGCCAAGTCCGAGAGTGGACGTAGCGCCAGGGAGGAAAGCTCTCTGGTGTGGTGTGAACCCAAAGCCTGAGGGCTGAGAGTAACGCGCCCTTACTCCGCAAGGGGAAGGGGTGAGTGAAAACGGTCAGGTAAGGGAACTTTGGGCGACACCGCGACAAAACACGGAGTATACCGGCCTAGTCCCGGCCAGGGGCTAGCGGATATGCCGAAACCGTCCCGGTATCGCGAAGAATAAGTGCCTTAAGTTCGTCGGTGCCGCAAGGCGTCGGCGGAGCTTCGGGAGACGCCCTTCCGGAGATCATCGGGCTCACACCCCGGTGGAGTAAGCGCGATACGACGAAGGCAATGCCAGCCTTCTAAAACAAGGCAGGCGCGCCGGATACGCCCGGTTATCGACCCGGTAAGTAGCCGAAAGGTGAAAGCTGGCAAGGTGATCGGCGTGGATAAGGGGAGAACTAATCGGTCGGGCGGCGACCCACCGGTGAAATAACACCCCGTAAAGAGCCGGTATTGTAGGGCCTAGTCTCAGC